ATCATAACCACGGGCGTTTTTGATTTTCTCCGTCACATGTTCCTTGATAACGGGATCGGCAAATATTCCATCAGAATCAAATAAATCCGATGGATTGAACTTGCCCTCTTGAATAGCTTCTTTAATTTCTTTCAAGGTCATTGTTTTATTGTCTCCAAAATTAATTTTTTGGGATTTCTCCGCAAACGCTTGAATTTGCCCCAACAATGTAGCTCCGGCAAATCCGGGCGTTTCAACACGGGATGATCCTAACGCTATCCCTGAAACCGATTCAACATCAGCTTCATAAATACCGTCGTTATCCGTCAAATAGATATCCGCTTCAATCGAAGCAATATCTAACGGCAATTTCTGGAATTGCGGTTCAATATATGCCGCCACAACAACAGACAATTTATCATCGATCATTTTAAGCACCTTTCCAACAACTTCGCCAATCTGCATCCTTCCACCCTGCTTATTCGTGTCAACGTGGCTATGGAAAAGCTTTAATCCGATATCAATCTTGTCATGAAGTTTTCGGATTGCGGCTTGATACCATTTCTTCACAACCGATCCTAATTTCTGACCGAATGATGAGATTGTTCCCGTCGATTCCCCTTCATGGCCGACGACATAAGCGCGAAAAATCGGCTTCGGATCCGTGACCTTAATCCGCATATATTGGGCCGTTGAAACCATATCCATGATTTCCGATTCGGCCATCTCCAATAGAAAAGCGCGGAATTTCATTTATAGCCATCCATAAAATCGCCATGATGGCGAATAGATACAAAAATATTCCCACTTCATAGCTTGGCCATATCCTTGAATTTCCGTGGCTTAAAATTACCGGTAGTGATCACGGTATTTTCACTGGGTTTATATGATTTCGCAACTTTGATTTTCCGTGGCCTTGGAAGATCGGTTGTGGTGATAACATCCAGCTTTTTCGGCTTGACTTTCGGTTTCGGGACACCTTCATTCGTGGTAAGTGTTTTTAATTTCTCCGGTTTCATTTCTTTTTTCTTGGCCATTTAATCACCTTTTCTCCCTTCGATAGACGACAATCATGAATCGCCGTGGTTCTATTCTTTCGCCATCCCCATCATCAGGTTCGATAAATGGATCATCCAACACTAAACGGCATAAACAATTCGGATGATCGGGCCAATGATTTGTACACTTCATTTGATTAATTAATAATTCACAATTCGTTCAATGTCAAGTATTAAGTTGCTTCTTCACCATCAACTACGACCTTATTTATCGCCGCTTCATCCTTCAATGCCTGATTTTCCGCTTTCAATTGTTCGGTTTCCGACCCTTTCTTTTCCGCTTGCCGTTCCAATTCTTCCTCAACATCCAATTCCGGTATTTGTGAAAGCAAGTATTCGATCGATAGCCGTCCACCAAGATTCATCGGCAGCAATACTTTTTCGATATGTTCCCATTGTTCGGCCGTGTAAATCGGGATGTCAACCACGATCTTCTCCGGATCCAATTCGCCGGATTTCTTTTTATTCGCTTCATTCATCAACATCATCGCCTTTTCGATAACTTCCGAATAGGTTCCAATCCAAATGATCCGTTCTTTCGATGTTCCGGCCACAACCATTTCGCGTGTATTCTCACCGGTCGAACGGTTTTTCAGTAAATCCAACATCCCCAGGAAATGAACCGGAATCCCGGTTGTCCCGGAAACGATCTTTATTTTCATGATGATTTCTTTTTCCAGGGAATCGACACCCTCCATTTTCGGGCTTTTGAAATCAAACGTCGACTTTGCATGGATCAACATTTTCTTGACCTTGAAATTGAAGTCCTTTACACGCTCCGCCACCTGTGTCGCGGCTTCTTCATCTTCACATTCGGCATCCGGGACCGGTGCGGCAAATAGATTGTTGATTTCACGCCAATCCCGAAGCGCCTTGTCAATATCATCGATTTGCGTCAAGCATTTCATGATCTTCGGCTGCGCCTGATTCGGATCGTATAGCCGGCCGCCAAACTTGTTATAAACAAAATGTGCCACCTTTAAATTGCCGCCTTTTAATATAACCGTTTCTTCGCCAATGGTTTTAGTGCTGGTTTTCCAGGATAGTTTTTCATAATTCATATAATCGCCCGGCACCGGTTCAATCAGATACTTGATATCCGTCCATGATATGAACCGCATCGATACCATCTTGTCATAACCGCGCCACTCCTTCGCATCTTCCACTTCAAGTTTAATCGCGATCTTCCCTTCAATTTCGGCTTCCTTGGCCAACTCTTGCGTCAATTCCCGGTCAAGCTTGTTGTATGCCATGAAATCACCAACCCATTCCAATTCTTTTGCAGATTCTTGCTTCTTTCCAATAGGTCGTATCTTCAAGCCATTCGCAATGATGAACGCGGCCCGGAGATCGATGATATTCCCGGTTAAAACAACACCCCAATCAGCGGTCGCATTATATTTTTGCTCAATCGCAACGACGGCGGTTGGATACGAAGTGTAGACATTTCCCTTATAACGTAACGTGTCCGATTCAAGCTCGGCAAATTTCAACGCCAATGCCTCTTGAACTTCAACCGATCGTTTGTATTTATCGGTGAGATCCCGAATAAGTTTTTTGTTTGGTTGAAAGAAATTGATTATTTTTGATTGCGCCATTTTTCTTTTCCTGTTACTTTCCTTTAATTTCATTTACTTTCCTTTCATTTAATTTGTGTGGATATTTCCTGCGGTTGCATGATTAATCATACGAAACGCCGCATATCCTTTATTTTCAAGCATATCAATACATCGGTTGTTCCGAAACGCCGAAATACGGTTTTTTTTGGCCGAATAGGTGCGTATAGCCGCCATATCGAATCCCGTCCATCGCATGATCATTGCCTTTTACCGGCTGATTTAAAAGGTTTCCGAATTTATCTTCATCCCATTTATATTTTTTCTGTTCATCGATAATTGGGTGGCGATTAAAAAGAAACTTTTCTTTAGCCTCCGTGGAAACCTCAATAATCGTACAATCATATCCTTTCAAAAATTGGATACTTGCCGACACGGAATCTTTTCCTTTCAATGCCGGTTTTGCACCTTTAATCCCTGCGGCATATAATTCATCAATCGATTTCGGTTCGGCTGAATCCCAATAGCTTGGCCGCTTAACGTCCACACGTGAATCCTTTATTAATAAATCAGCAATTTGTTGATTCGTTAATCCGTTAGTGTAGATAATTGGTTCAAACCATAATTCACGGGCCTTTCGATATATTTGGATTACGGCCGTTGGATTAATCGTGTATCCGAAATCACCGCCTAACCATATATCATCATACCAACCTCTATCCTTTGAGGGAAGCGGCCCGATCTTCCATTCCGGGAATATCAATCCTTTCATTGCGGCCCATTGGCCAAGCCGATAGACGCCCGAAGTGCCGGATCGGTGTATTGATCAAGAATCGCTATATATTCTTCGCGTTCTGATTTCATCGGATTATCTTTAATTGTCGAATGATGTACGAACGAAGCTTTAAAAGATCCCGGTCCGGTGAAATCATCCGGAATCCCATCGAAAAACATCTCTTTAATCCATGCGCCAACAGCTTCATCTGGATTGAATGTGCCGATTATTTGTTTATATGATGGCGTTTCACCGCGAAGCCGATAGTCGATTTGGATGAAATCCTTTTTCGTGAATTCTGTCATTTCTTCCAACCATATTCCGGTGATCCCCTTGATCGACTTGATCTTCAACGGATCATCCAACCCATCAAATATCAATTGGTTCGGAACGCCGAAGATCGAAGAAAAGGAAAGGATCCGCTTCGTGTCATTCCAACGATATTCCAATTTTTCTTCGGCCATGATATTTCGCACAACTTCAATCACCGATTCGCGACACCGAGCGCGCACCTTCCGCATAATAAGGAATCGATGGCCACCTTCCAATTTGCATCGCGTGAAAAGCTTTCGTGCGGCGAACTCCGATTTCCCGGATCCGCCACCGCCATATAAAAGCAAGTATCGTGCTTCATTTGTCATTAATGGCGTGAAGGAATTGGATAAAATCAAGGGTTGGGCCCCCCTTTTATGTTTTTACCATTTCCCCAAGGGAACAAGGCCATGAGAAGCCACCTAACGAACGAACGCGGCCCGGTTAATACCCTATCATTCAGCATTGGCTTGTTTCTTCCCAACGTCAATCATTTTCGATAGATCTATCTCCTTCACTTTATCGCCATTCACATTCATGATCATTATTTTGAATTCATTGTTGACAACTTGCGGAAGCGAACCGGCCGGCAATTCCGTATCAAACAACTTCACATATTCGCCAAGCTTCACAAGCGGCCGGATCTTATCATGTAATTCATACCGTGTTTTGTCGTGAACGATCATTTCTTCGTGGCCATCTTTACTTACTATCTCACGAATTACACGATCTCCCTTGATGGCCTTAATCGCGCCAATCTTATCATCCGATATTTCATCGAAAGCCTTTAACCGCACATTGCCGCCTTCCTCAATTTCCACATAATCATCGATACGGGAAAACCCCAACATCGCTAATTCGTTTAAAATTCGTTGTGGTGTTATTCCGTTACGGCTTGTTATCTCCTGGGCCAATATGGCAATTCGATCTTGAATCATGACTTTTGATAACAATCGGGATGATTGTTCTTGGGCCGTTTTCTTCGAATACATCGCCCGGATGGCGGCTTGTGTTCCGTTTAAGTCTTTCACATATTCTTCACAAAAACGCTGCATTTTTGGTGAAAGGCCATCTTTTACGAGGTGTTTATTTTTAGGCATTTATCTTCCGTCTAATAATCTTGGCAATCTTTTTCTTTTTCACATATGCCGTCGCCAAGTGTTCATCCACCCACATCCGCGCTCCTTTCTTTCGGCAACACGTTGAACGCGTGAATTCGATTAAAACGGCTTTGATCATTTTAATCCATTTACTTTCTTCTCAATACGGTCTATATCTTCTTTTATAGTCCTCACCGCTTCTTCCAGCGTTGCTATACGTTCCCCATATTTTCCCGGATTATTTTTGAATAATTTCTTGGCTTTTTCAAGTGCCACAAAAGCAACCGTTATCCCGATGATTATCCATTGAAATGATTGTTGGTCGACTTGATTTCCTGAATTTTTCTACTTCTTCAAACAATTATTGCGTCCTTTACAGATACGCGGCATTCACCACGTATC